TACACCACCAACACGATCGCTGAATCCCCTTTCGCGTGGAGCCCGCTCATGGAGCGGTTCCGCATGGACCGGGCGATATCTGTGCAAGAAACTGCTCCTGGCATCTACGTTGAAGTCCGGTACTCCGCATTCACCGATGAGCTCGGGTCCGAGAATCTTCCAAGGGACACCGCTTATCAGTCGCAGGAGTTCTACAAGGATCTCAACTTCTTCCGTGGCGGTTACGAACACGTCGTTGACGACGACGTGCGTGCAGACCTTATCTCAAGCGGAGTAGCCACTCCGGCCAACTTCGTTCCGGCATAAGGAGAGTAATGCTGACCTCGATCAACTACAAGACAGGCATTATTCTCGATGCCATCGGAGCTCCGCCGTTCAATCAGGGCGAGGCTCTGTATTCCGGTACGGCTCCGATCATCACGAACACCCAGTCCGCTAACACCACGATCGTGGGCGGAGTGAAGTGGACACCAGACCCTGTACCGCTCGGCGGCTCTGATCGCCGGCTGAACTTCACTTACCTCGGTGCCGGAGATTACGTCAACGGTGTCGGTGTTCCTGACGTGAACTTCATCCTTCCGCTCTCTCGGTATCCGAACACCTACGCCTCCGGACAGAGCAATCACTCGTACGAGTTCATGTTCTACGGCCAGATCTTCGAGCACAAGTACAAGTACATTTCCGGTGCCACCGAATACAGGCTGTACATCAACGACCGTCCGGTGACGAGCAACACCCAAGACGTCCCGGGCCCGCCATCAGCGGGCTCGTCCAACGTTCTGAAGGTCGATCTCGGCTCTGTGGATGTATGGAAGATCCGCTTCGAGATGGCAACCATGCCTTTCGGTGGCGTGTTCACCGCTCCCGGGGACGTGGTGTGGCCTACGAATCTCATTGGCCCTCGGATCATGGGCTTCGGTGACTCGATCACAGACGGCTCCGCACAGAACCAAGGCGCCGGACAGGGTACCTGGCTGAAGCGCTTCGGAAGGCTCACAGGCTCGCCTGACACGTGGGATCAGAGTCGAGGCTCTACGGGGTACATCACCCCGGGAACGTTCACCACGCTGCCACTCAGGGCTCCCCGTGACGTCGTTCCGTACCAGCCGGATGTTGTCGTGATGTGGGCCGGTTACAACGACCAGACGATCGACCCTGTCGCCCTCGAACAGATCCGACAGGCAGCGATCAACACGATCAACATCATCCAAGCTGGTGTGCCGAACGTGGACATCATTATGGGTGGAGTCTGGGAGCCCTCAGGGACTCCCAGCCAGTCTCCTCTCCTGACGAACGCAGTCCTCAAGCAGGTTGCTTTCTCGAAGGATCTGGCTTTCGTCGAGCCCATCACTGGGCTCGTGTACGACCGTTACGAGAACGTCGTGTACAACAACGGCGGTCCGTGGATTACCACCACCAACGCTCCGGTGTTTGTGGGTGCGGACAACGTTCATCCGAACAACGCGGGACATCAGTACTTGGCGAACAAATGGTTCGCTGCCTACGCTTCTCTCTATCAAAGGGATAGGACATGAGCTACAGCTACGATCCAGCCAAGCACGCTTGCGACCCAACGTACTCGCCATGCACCGAGTACTACTGCGTGAACGGTCCTGGTGGCAACACCACGCTGATCGAAAACAACGAGAAGGGCATCCAGGAGACCAAGCTCCGGGAAGTCATCGCCCTTCACCGTCAGGCCGCTCTGGGGAGCGACCATGACAGCTTCAAACAGGGTATCTACACCACCAATTCCATCGGAGACAACGACTGATGAGCGCGCCCATTCTCAAGTACTTCACCTTCCGACATCTGCCGCCGAAGCTTCAGGTGATCTCGGAGCCGTTCTGCGGACTGGCCGAACATCTTGACAAGATTCTGCCGGACGGTGCGGAGAAGTCTGTAGCGCTCAGGAAGATGCTGGAATCCAAGGATGCGGCCGTGAGGGCCGCGCTTGACATTGAGGTGAACGACTGATGCCACCCACCAAGCGAGCGGTATCAGCCGCTCCCGAAACCCCAGAGCGGCAGGCCCCATTCCTCAGGGTCGGGCAGATCGTTAACCTCGTAGCGGGTGGCAGGACTCTTCCAAGTTACGAAGTCCTTGGCTGGGATGGAGAGTTCATCAAGTTCCGTGGAAGTATTCACGTGGCTCCTCAGACCGAGGTGGTGTTGATTCCTTATGGCAAGATCGAAGCGATCGGTCTCACCGACGAGCGCTAAGCTCGGAGTGAACTGTTCGAGTGGCTGTCCCACTCGGAACCACGCGACATGGGGCGAATGCGTTCGGGGCAAGAGGTTGAACCTCAATCCGAACCTCGCTGACACCAATGTCCAGAAGGCGTGGGATGCAGAGCTGAACTCGTATGAGTCAGCGGTCCGTCAAGGCGTCCAGCCTGACGGGACGAAGCAGCATCAGGTGGATGCTGCGATGCGGAAGGCTGAAGCCTCCGCCTAAGGGGAATCATGGCAGAGCAATGGGTCCATGTAGACAACCCGACTACAAACCCAGTGAATGTGACCGGATCGATAACGACCACACCATCAGGCACGCAGAACGTCGCGGTAACCTCGCCGACGCCGCTGCCTGTGATCCAAACTCAATCCACAGCCAACTGCTATTTGTACAGCATGGCAAACATTCCGGGAGTGGTGGCCGCAAACGCCTTCCTTTCTGTCTTCAATCCGATCGGTAGCGGTAAGACCATCGTGGTAGCTGCTGCATACATCAGCAATACCGCATCGGCAGCGACTATCGTTACCGATCCTCTCCGGGGATACAGAATCACGGCAGCGTCCGCAGGGACGCTTGCCGCAGCCAACACCATCACGAAGTTCAAGACCAGTCAGCCTGATTCGATCGCCGAAGTTCGGCACACAGGGCCGACCGTAACGCTCGGCAATCCGGTGTTCAACGTTCCTCCGGCGATTACCGCCTCGGGTGGAACTGGTGGCTTCATCAATGACGTGCAGCCACCGGCCGGCGCCCCTAGCTTCACCTTGGCGCCTGGCGAAGGATTTGCTCTCCGCACCGGAGCTGGAGACGTGGATCAGGTGTGGAACTTTACTCTCGTTTGGTTGGAGGTCTGATGTTTGAAGGTGCGCCCAACGCGCAGGAGATCAGCGCGGCATCTCGAACCACCACAGGAACACTTCTTACGGTGCCGGCGGGCAAGTGGTACACCGGCAATCTGTCCATGACAGCAGCCACCGGAGTGGCCGGCACCTGCGCTCCGACTGTTGCTGTCGCGGGGACCGGATCGGCGCCAACAGCGGGCGCGGTCGTGGGAAGGCTGACCGTTATCGGCGTGTCTCTGCTCGGTCCCGTTGCCGACTCGAACGACACAGAGATTCTCCTACTCGCCCCGGACGGTAATGACATAACCCTCGAATTCACCGCCGGAGCCGTGGGCTCCAGCTCTGCAACGATCAATGGATACATCTTCGGCTAAGGAGTTCAGCAGTGGCTGTGACACTTAATGACATCGTCCAGCGAGTGAAGCAGCAACTGCTTGGCTACACTCGTGATCAGGCTGCCATCAGCTATCTGGTGCAGCCTATGACCGACACCGATACAACGTTCAGTGTCGATCCAGATACCGTCACCGCACTCTCTCGAGGTTTGATCGAGATCGATGACGAGATGCTTCTTGTCAAGAAGTACGATCGAGTCTCCGGAGTGGTGACGGTATTCGGTAACGCTACTACGGGTCGTGGCGTCGAAGCCACGACTCCGGCATCTCATGCGATGAGCGCTCTGGTGACTTCCGATCCTCGCTATCCGAGGCAGCGCATCAAAGAAGCGATCAACGACACCATCGCCGGCATGTACCCACATGTCTGGGTGTTCGGAGAGTACGAGTTCCCTTGGGTTGCAGCTCGCTACGAATACCCTCTGCCGGTTGATGTCGAGCAGGTGTACAAGGTGACGACCAACACCATCGGCCCTTCGGCCGTTTGGTTCCCGAACTCCTCGTGGCGATTCAACCCTCAGGCTTCGGTCACTCCGGGGCAGGTCAAGCCCACCCCGACTCCGACCGGCAAGTCTCTTCAGATCATGAGGGACTACATCGTCCCGGGCCGTAACGCCCGGGTGATCTACATGAAGAGTCCTGGTGTGCTGACCAACGACGCAGATCTTCTGACGTCCACCGGATTCCCTGAGCGATACGTAGACCTGATCACGTACGGCGTGTGTGCTCGCATGCTGCCTTCGTACGACGCTGCTCGACTTCAGCAGCAGTCCATCGAGTCGACCGAGCGGGCCCCTCTGGTTCCACCGGGTGCTGCGAACAATGCCTCTCAGTACTACCTCGGGCTGTATCAGCGTCGCCTCACCGAAGAGCGGGATCGACTGTTCCAGCTCTACGAGAACTACATCACCTTCAACGGCTAAGGAGCGGCTGTGACCGTACGCTATTACTCGTCAGTCGCTTCCGAGAAGACGCTGACCGGAACCATCACCGCTGGACAGACCACGCTGGTTGTGTCCAACACCATCGGCCTGCCAGGGTCCTTCCCGTACACGCTCGCAGTGGATTACGAGACAGTATCCGAGGAGCTGGTGAATGTCACCAACGCTGCCGGTACCACTCTCACCATCGACCGCGCAATCGACGGTACGTCCGCATCCAGTCACAACGCTGGTGCTCGGGTCAGGCATGTTACCTCCGCTCGGGACTTCTCCGACAGTCGCAACCACGAGAATGCCGATGACGGCATTCACGGTCTCTCTCCGGGTGAGGAGATCGTCGGCACCGACAAGGTGCAGACTCTCACGAACAAGACGTTTGTCAACGCTCAGGGCACGTTCCTCAATCCCGACTTCAATCTCACCGGTACTGCGGTCTCTACGTGGAACCGCTCCCCAGCGGGAGCGGACACAGTAGTTGCTCAGGAGCTGACCAACGGCACCGAGCAGACCTGGGCTCAGTTCAACAACGGGCACACGAAGATTCGCAACCCTCTGGCTCTCGACACCGCCGTGACCACACGGCGTGTGTCTGTCACGATGTCCGACGGAACTACCGAGCGCTTCAGGATCGAAGCATCTGGTCAGGTCGTCTCTCTGCCTCGGTCGGGAACGACCGCAGGCAACTCCGGCTTCAAGGTTGTAGATCCCGGAGACCTGCCGAACCGCCGGCTGTTCAAGGTGATGGACGTAACCGACGCTGTCGAGAAGTTCACCATCTCTTCGGGTGGAACCACCTCGATCCACACCACCGACCCTGCTGCGATCAGCCTGTTCATCCAGCAGGCCGCCACTCCGTCGAGCAGCTCGATCCTGGTGTTCGACGATGCCAGCAACACGCTGTTCAACGTAGACCTTGCGGGTATGACGAACATGCGTCGTCGTGCGTTGGTGACGAACGACGACATTCCTGCGAACACCGTTCTTCAGGTGCGAGGCAACGCCACTCAGTCCGGCAACCTCACCCAGTGGCAGAACTCGGCGAGCACCGCCCTGGCGAGGGTTCGATCTGACGGTTCGGCCGACTTCACTCCGGTGGTCACCACTACCGGTGTCACTACAGCCGCTGCCGGCTGGTCTACGGTCACCGAGATCGCTGTCGTCAAGGCCGGCATAGCCACCATTCAGGTGACGTTCCTCAGGACCGGTGGCAACATCGTCCCTGATGCGGCTGGTGACGTCGTGGCAGACCCCGCAGTCTTCACGATGGCCGCTGCGTTCCGACCGAACTCGGCGTTCGGTGCGGCTACCATGACCTTCTCCAGCACCAACGACTCGGGCACGGGTTCGGTCAACCTCAACCCTTCGACCGGCGGTGCGAACCTGATGACATGGTCTACGGGAGGAACGCTCTTCACCGGTCAGCAGCTCAGGGTTACCATGACCTACGCCCTGGCGTTCTCTTAAGGAGTAAACCATGGCGCAAGTCGTACACAAGATTCCTTACGAACTGAGTGGTCAGGGGTCTTCCGGAAACAGCAAGTACCAGCTCGGTGACAATCTCTACGACTATGCGCTTGCCGGTATTCCCTTCCTCTCCGCCATCAACGATCAGCGTCCCTACACGGAGCGCATGGCAGAGATCAGGAAGCAGCAGTTCGACAACTTCGCGGAGCCTGGCGAGCAGTCCCTCGAAGGCTGGTGGCTTCGCAGTCAGTCCACCTTCTCCGGTGGCGCCGGCCTGCTGTACCAGGATCCGGACAACGACAACCAGTTCAACTATAGGTTCGCCACGTCTCTCGGCATCAATCCGTGGAACTCCGGCAACCTCCAGCTGCTGCGAGACACCACGAACGTAGTGCCCTCCGGCAAGAATCCTCAGCGAGTGCAGGGATATCTCACGGCTGCCGGCGTGGACGCCTTCTGGGCGTCCGCCGGAGATGATCTGGTCTCTCATCAGGGCGGAGTGAATACCGCTGTGATCACCGGTGGTGGTCAGATCATCTACGACATGACCAGCACCGGCACCACGTACATCCTCGCTCGAACCAATGGCATCTGGAGCGGGACCGACGTCGCCGCTCCGACTCAGCGATACACCAATGCCGGAGTGAACTGGGCGATCGAGTTCGTCAAGGACCGTATGATCATCGGTCTGAACAACTCAATCTACCAGGGTGTCCTGACTGCAGCCGCAGTAGCACTTCCAGTAGCGTCGTTCACGCATCAGGATCCTAACTGGGTATGGCGTTCAATCACCGACGGACCGAACGCAATCTATGTAGCAGGGGATTCCGGTACCACCAGCCAGATCCATAAGTTCACAGTCGTGGACAGTGCAGGTCTGCCTGTTCTCACCTGGGCCGGCGTCACTGCCACCATGCCTACGGGCGAGATCATCAATACCATCTATCAGTACGTCGGATCCTTCGTCGGTATCGCTACCAACAAGGGTTTCCGGATCGGCGAGATAGACGGCAACGGCGATATAGCGTACGGTCCCCTCCTTTTCGAACCAACAGGCGGTTGCAAAGGCATAACCGGCCGGGATCGCTTCATGTGGACAGGCTCTCAGAACGACCACGAGGGCTCCTCAGGGCTTTGGAGAGTGGACCTGGGTAGTTCCACCCAGGAGCAGACGACAAGGGCTGTACGGTACGCCTACGCCCGCGACATCTACTCTACCGG